TTCTCGGAAGACGCTGCTATCGTTGCTGCCCTTAAAGCTGCTGACAATGCGTTTGCTGCTGCTATGGATGAAGTTGGTAAGGCTGATGTAAATGGTCAGTTTGCTAACGCAACCGAAGAAATGGATGCCCTTGTTAAATCCCACATGGATGAGAATGGCATGAAGAAAAGTGACTACGCCAAAGCGTATGCGGCTGTAGCTAAAACAGATGCAGGTAAAACCCTGATCGCTAAATCCTACAAAGGGGAATAATTATGGCTGTTATGCAATCTCGCGACAACCGCACTTACATTGCTGGGGCTGACTTGTCGGCTGCTCAGTTCAAATTCGTTAAAATCTCTGGCGCTAACGTAATTCTTGCTGCAACCGCTGGTGAGCAGTGCATTGGTGTCTGCATCGTTGGTGGTGCTTCTGGCGCTGCTGTCACCGTGACCCGTAGTGGCTCGGTTATGGTCACTGCTGGTGCTACCATTACTGCTGGTGATGCTGTTGCTACTACCGCTGCTGGCCTTCTTAAAGTCGCTGCTACTGGCAACATCATCATGGGTTATGCCCGTGAAGCTGGCGTCAATGGTCAAGTCATTGAGATCGAACTGATCTCTGGCGGCAATGCTTCGGCCTAATCTAGACATTAAAGGATAATTACTATGCCAATGTTGACCCCCTCGGCTGTCCATATCGACCAGCCATTGACCAACCTTACTCTGGCTTATATGCAAGAGCAAACTAACTTTATTGCAGACAAAGTGTTCCCCATCGTTGGTGTGGACAAGCAGTCGAATAAATACTACATCTATGACCGTGCAAATAGCAACCGTGCTGGCGATGTCAAGGCTTTGGCTCCCCGTACTGAAGTTGAGCGTATCGGCATGTCTATCTCGAACAGTTCCTACTTTGCAGACGTTTATGGTCTGGGTATGGACTTTGACGAGCAGACCCTTGCCAATGAGGATGCAGTTCTGAACCTCCGCGCTGCTGGTGCTGAAACTCTTATCAACCGTCTGCTGATCCATCGTGAAGAGCAGTTCGCTTCGACGTTCTTTGCAGCTTCGATCTGGAGCAGCGAATTGACGGGTGTTGCAGGTACGCCTTCGACAAACGAAGTTAAGCAGTGGTCGGACTACACTAACGCAACCCCAATCAAAGATGTGACGCTTGCTCGTCGTACCATGCAGTTGAAGTCGGGCGGCTTTAAGCCTAATACGATGGTTGTCGGTAAAGAAGTCCGTGACATCTTGATTAATCACCCTGACATCTTGGCCCGTTTGAATGGCGGTTCGACCGTTACGAACACTGCCTTGATTACGGATGCTAAACTGGCTGAAATCTTTGAAGTGCAGAACTTCTATGTTATGGAAGCTGTTAAGAACTCGGCTGCTGAAGGTATTGCAGAGTCGAACGCTTTCATCGGTGGTAAGTCGGCCCTGTTGACCTACACGCCTTCGAGCGCTGGCCTGACGACCCCTGCTGCTGGTTTGACCTTCGCTTGGAATAACCTGCAAGGTGTTAGCAACCTCGGTATCACTGTTGAATCGTTCTCGGATGATGCTCTGAAGCGTCAGCAGGTTGCAGAAATGATCCAAGTCAAGATGTCCTACGACATGAAAGTTGTTGGCGCTGATCTGGGTCTGTTCTTCAAGACCATCGTTGCCTAATAGGTAATAGACTGATGGTATGTCCAAGGTTAATAGCTTTGGGCATACCCAATTATAACAGAACACAACATAGTCCTTATAAGGAATTGTCAAAATGCACCCTTCATACTTGGGTTGGCAGGTCGATTGGCCTCTATTTATTAAAACCCCACTGTCAGCAGACGGTAAAGAGTGGAAACGTGAAGAACACTTTAACTGGTTAGAGCGTGGGATTGAGGCTGATAAAGTTTCTATCCTCTATGCTTCTGGTTATGTTCATCACAATACAGATTTGGAAGTTCAGAGTAAAGTTGGTGACCGCCTCTCAGAAATGCAAGGCAATCAACTAAAAACTCTTGTGACTTTGATTAACGCAGAGGTCAAGAAGCGTACCTCAAGCACCAATGAGTTTGAGAACAAGCGGTGCAAACAATCTACCTTAGATGATAAGCAACGTGGTCTTATTCGTCGTTTCCTTGTGGGGAACAGGTGGATTATGGATGATTTCTATAAGATGCGAGATACTATTCTCGGTGAGTAAGTAATAGGAGACGACCAAATTGGCTTGGAGTTACAATCCCTCGGACTTGAATACAACTACCGATGCTGGTCGTCTCAATGTTGTCCGTCTTTTGATTGGCGATACAATTACTGCTGACCAACAAATGCAGAACGAAGAGATTACTTTCTCTCTTGCTCAAAACAACAACAACACCTACATGGCAGCTTCTTGGGCCTGTCGGACACTTGTTTCTAAGTTTGCTCGTATGGTTACGACACAGCTTGATGGAGCATTGAGTGCTGACTACTCAGACCTTATGATGCACTATCAGCAACTAGCAGACACCCTAGAGTATCAGGGTAAAACTTCTGGTGCAGCCCTTGGTGTCCTTGCTGGTGGCCTTACTAAGAGTTCTGTCGAAGCTGTTAGGGCAGATACTAATCGTATTGAAGGCTCTTTCCGTAGGGACCAGTTCAAGAACCCACCTAGCTACAACACACCTGAGTATGAATAAGGAGTTAAGATATGTCTTTTCGCTCCTATGATTTACTCCGACTTGTACAAGACTTTGGTGAAACCTTAACCTTACGTAAGCTGACTACTGCTGGAACCTATAGCCCATCTACTGGTGCTGTAACTGGGTCAGCGACGACAGACTACACTTTCACTGGTTACTTTTACAACTATGAAACTATAGTAAAAGATCAAGTCCTAAAGGGCAGTCGGAAGTGTGTTATCTCAGCTTTGGGTTTCCCCTACGTCCCTGATGAAGAAGACCTTATTGTCGGTCAAGGTGACATAGTTACTATTGTGTCTGTAACAACTATCTTCTCTAATGGAACTGCTGTTTGTTACCTCTGCACTGTGGAGGAATAACTTATGCAAGTTACTGTTGGGAAATCTTTTTACGACAAGATGAAGCAAGTCTCTCAGAAACTTGGACAAGCTGTTAGTGAGAGGGCAATAGAGATTGTCTCAGATGCAGTCGATCTTTCACCTGTTGACACTGGTGCATTTGTTGAAAGTTGGCAAGTTAATCCTCGTGGCGATAGGACAGCTAGGTCTAGAAGTTCTGCTGGAAGACCTCGGCTACCAGAAGGTGCTAAACAAGCTAAGAGAGAAGAAGAAAAGGCCAGACTTATTGGCAGGATTGAGTCTCTTGATACAGAAAACTTAGATGGTCTAACTATCACAAACCGCGCCCCACATATTGGCTTTATGAATAACAACGATAGAATTAAAGAGCCGTATAAAAAACCAAGTGACATTTTTGGGGTAATCAGGGCTACTTTAAGGGATAAGTACACATAATGGCAAGCATTTATGATGACATTCGTGCAGCCCTAGAAACTAAACTTGCAGCAGTTTCTGGTGTCCCCTCTATTGGGTGGGAAAACCTGCAATTCTCTCCAACCACAGGGCAATCTTACGTTGTTCCCCGCCTACTGCCTACCCGTCGAGAACCTGCTGTTATGGGTACTAACCCACAGATGTATTACCAAGGGGTCTTTAGGGTCGTATGTTATGTCCCTGAAGGTAATGGTCCCTCTGCTGGTGATGACCTAGCCGACAAGATCATTGAAGCCTTTGAGGCTGCTACTGATGTAACCTTTGGTAGTACTATCGTATCCATCCGTTATGCTGAAAGAGAATCTGCTGACATTGATGGTCCATTCTACATGATTCCAGTAAACATTGGCTGGTATATTTATTCCTAATTGGAGACACTGAAATGCCCTTTGCTCAAGGCTCTCGTTCTAGCCTATCGTTTATCACAGAAGTTACTTTTGGCACAACCCCTGCTGGTAACTTCGCTAACCTACCTTTTAGCACACACTCGCTAAACCTAACCAAAGACCGTGTAGCTGGTAACGACATCCAAGCTGACCGTATGCCTCGTGTAGATCGTCACGGTAACCGTCAGACCTCTGGTGATATTGTTGTAGACTTGCGTGATGCAGACTATGATGCTTTCCTCGAATCCGCTATGCTAAACACTTTTACGACTTCCCCAACTATTGCTACCTTGACTGCTACAAGTGCATCAGGAACTGCTACTATCACTTTTGCTGCACAGACAACTGCTCCTTTTATTGTTGGTTCTACTGTTATTGTCGCTGGTGTCACCCCAGTTGGTTTTAATGGTAGCTTTGTTGTCACTGCTTGCACTACGACTTCGGTATCTTTCCTTAACGGAACTGCTGGCCCACAGACTGTAGCTGGTACGGTTACAAACTCTAGCCTTAAAGTTGGTGTAACTCCAAAGTTCTTCTCTATCGAAGATTATGCTGCTGATATCGACCAAGCCCGTTTGTTTACGGGTATGGCTGTCTCGACTATGGCTGTGTCTCTTGCCCCTAACCAAATGGTC